TATCTGGGAGAAGGATGAGCCGCCTCGTTGTCACTATGTGATTCAGAGTTACGATACTGCGTTTAGCAAGAGTCAGACCGCTGACTTTAGTGCGATTACGACTTGGGGTGTTTTTACGCCGCAAGAGGGTGGGAGTGATGCATTGATTCTTCTTGATGCGACCCGTGGTCGTTGGGACTTTCCTGAGTTGAAAGCGGAGGCGATGGATCAGTACAAGGAGTATGAGCCTGATATGGTACTTGTTGAGGCCCAAGCGAGTGGTACGCCGTTGACGCATGAGTTAAGGGCGATGGGCATACCTGTTGTTAATTACCGGCCTAGTCGGGGTAATGACAAGATGACTCGGGTACATGCGGTGAGCCCTGTATTTGAGTCTGGGATGGTATGGGCGCCTGACTTTGTGTTTGCGGATGAGGTGATTGAGGAGTGTGCTGCATTTCCGTTTGGAGAGAACGATGATTATGTAGACTCTATGACCCAAGCTATACTAAGATTCAGACAAGGTAACTTTATTAACCTTGAGTCTGACGAGATTGAAGAGGAAGTTTACCGAGACAAACGCGCATATTATTAATCTCGAGATAAGGACACGATCATGGCGGCAGATCCAAGAGCGACAGAAAGAATTAAAAAACGAAAAGAAAAAAATCTTTCTCTGAACAAACCCAAGTACAAGATGGGTGATAATTTCGACAACACCTCTAATTCTTCAAGAGCTGCCGCTATGGCCGACTCTTCTCTTTTTAAGCCTAAGAAAGACAAGCCCAAGAAACCGACTTACAAGATTGGCGATGAGTACAAGCCGTCAGCAAAAGCTTCTGATAAGAAGGCTTCAGACGAGATTTCTGCTGATGAGATGGATGAGATGGATCGTCAGATTAAAAAGATAGAAAAGCAAAAATCTGTTACAAAGAAAGATGTGGAGAAAGCAACTGGAAAAAAGGTTGTAACGAAAAATGGCAAGCCTGGTATTATTTTTGGCAAAAATGCAAAGTTTCGGCCATTTGGTGGTGTTCTCGCCCGAGCATTGCTTGGTGACGATGAGAAGTTTGGTGGTGAGCGAGGTCTTATTGACTTTGTTCGTACAAAGAAAAAGCCCGTTAAAAAGAATAAAGGTGGAGTAATGATGAAAGCAAAAGGATACAGCCGTGGTGGAGCAACTGGTAAAAAAAGAACTGTAAGTAGATCTGCTCCTCGAGAAGAAAAACTTGCAGCTGGTAGACTTGCAGCTGCGGCAAGAGCGTCAAGAAATACCCGTATGGGCGGCAAAGAAGCTGGACCTTCAAGAGCCCGATCTGGTGCAGGAACTGGCAGATCAATCTCAGAGTTGAGTGATGCTCAAAAGAATTTGCTTAGATCTGTTCAAAGCACTGGGAAGAAGCAATCAACAAGTGTGATTGATGACTTAACTAAAAAGTACGGCAATCTTGCTGCTCGTAAACAGCGCCAAAATTTAAAGAAGAATGCGCCCAGACCTCCTGGCATGAAGATGGGTGGTATGTCCATGAAGTCTAAGATGGCTTCGAAGGGTGGCAAGATGGGCGGTAAGGTCCCACCTGGATACAAGAAGGGTGGATCTGTGGGCAGAAAGAAAACTGCTCGCGGAGTTGGTGCGGCTAAGCGAGGGTTTGGCAAGGCTATGCGTTAAGCATGGCCTATCTCCAAAGCAATATCCCACACTTTAAGGCGTGGGTAAGAAGGGAATACACGGTTAATCATGAGCGATACCATGGCGAGTTTTTACACGCTATGGTTATCGCTGTGACTACCATGCCGACTCGATGTCTTTCATTTCAAGTTATCTTTACTGGATGCGAAGCTGATGAAGACGAGCCTAACGTACACGGTGGTGCCATGTGGGCAAGAATGCCCATCACTGCGCTGGTTGGTGATACGCCGTTTGAAGAATGGCCTGAACCGATGCCTGTCTGGGCTGCTCAACCTTGGGATTGCAGTTCTCATAATCACTCTGTTTATGTGCTTGACCGCTGCACACCTTGCCCTTGGCTTGCTAAGATCGATGGTGAATTTTATCCTGCGAAATATCTTTTTACGGTAGACTACGCGGAGAATGAGATCGCTGATGATCCGGCGCAGCATAAGCAATCGCATGTACTTGAGTTGCTTGATGCTGGAGAATGGACCGGAAATATTGTAGCGTTACCCAATAACAGGGTAAGAGTCACGCATCCTGCATGGTTTCAAACAGGCGAAGGTGCGCCAGACTTTAAACCTTCGCAGCATATTCATTACAGTAAGTCTGATTTAGACTACACGCTTGACGTTAATCAGATCTTTGACAATCTGTATTCTGACAAGGAATAACCTTATGAAGCCCAGCAACACGGACATGTACAAAAAGGTTATGCGCCTTCTTGAAGATTCTGACGATCAATCTTTAATTGATGATTTGTTAGAAAACGAAGACGAGCTTTCTGAGTATTTAGATGAAGAGATGCCGGAAAAGCGCGGATCTGTCATGATCATGATTAAGAAGAAGGGTAAGAAAAAGGAAGATATGGAAGAGCTTTTTCCTGACAAAGACAACCCGATGATGATTAAGATGAAGAAGGGTGGCGCTGTTCGTAAGCCGAAAGCAAAGGTCAAGGCTAAAAAGAAATCGACTTCGATGACGAAGTGGGAAAGGAAGTGGGGCTAACACATGGCTATTGAGCGTGGCGTTGATGACGTTGATATCCAAGAACTAGAGATTGAAGACAACTCAAAAGAAGTTGAAGTCAATGTTGAGGACGAGTCTTTTGATGAGCTTCTTGGTTCTGGGTTTGAAGATGATGAGGTAGAAACCCTTGAAGACGGCACCATGTTGTTTGGTGCTCCACCTCCTATGATGCCTCAAGCCATGGGTGCGCCAGAGGATTTTTACGAAAACCTTGCGGAAGTTTTAGATAAGTCAGATCTCGGTAAGCTGTACAGTGATTGTGTTGCAGATTTCAAAGATGATCTTTCTTCAAGAAAAGAGTGGGAAGAAACTTATAGAGAAGGTCTTGAGTTTTTAGGCATGAAGTTTGAAGACCGAAGCGAGCCTTTTGAGGGTGCTTCGGGGATTGTGCATCCGCTTCTAGCTGAAAGTGTTACGCAGTTTCAAGCACAAGCTTATAAAGAGATGTTGCCGCCTGGGGGTCCCGTTAAGACTCAAGTCGTTGGACTGGGTACTCCGCAAACGGACCTCCAGGCAGCGCGTGTACAAGAGTACATGAACTATCAGATCACTCATGTAATGCAAGAGTATGATCCTGAAACTGACCAAATGCTGTTTTATCTCCCGTTATCGGGCAGTGCATTTCGCAAGGTTCACTTTGACCAAACTTTAAATCGTCCGGTCTCTAGGTTTATCCCATCTGAAAAGCTTGTTGTGCCTTATGGCGCTTCGAGTCTTTCGAGTGCTGGTCGGATTACGCACATTGTTGACATGTCTATTAACGATGTGAAGAAGCTTCAGCAGTCTGGTTTTTACCGAAAAACTAAAATGTCTGATCGTTCTTCGGACCCATCAGCAGGCAATGGTATTGAGGAGGAGTTAGATGAACTACAAGGTGTTAAGCCGTCTGGTAGCTCTAATTCAGACGAATGTGAAATCCTTGAAATGCACGTTGAACTCGACATTCCAGGGTATGAAGACGTTAATGCAGAAGGTGAAGAAACGGGTATCAAGCTTCCGTACATTGTTACCATCTCTCAAAGCCAGTCTCAAATTCTATCCATTCGCAGAAACTACAATCAAAACGATCCTATGCGTACTAGGATTGATTATTTTGTTCATTATAAGTTTCTTCCTGGGGTCGGCTTTTATGGTTTCGGCCTAACGCATATGATCGGTGGGTTGTCCCGTGGGGCGACCTCATTGCTTCGACAGTTGATTGATGCCGGTACTTTGGCCAATCTACCTGCTGGATTTAAGGCGCGTGGTATTCGTATTCGCGATAGCGATGTGCCGTTACAGCCAGGTGAGTTTAGGGACATGGATGCGCCAGGAGGCTCATTGCGCGATGCGTTAATGCCTTTGCCGTTTAAAGAACCTAGCGGCACCCTCCTAAACTTGCTTGGTATGTTGGTTGATGCCGGTAAGCGATTCGCCTCTATTGGTGATATGCAGGTTGGTGACGGCAATCAAGAGGCACCTGTCGGCACCACTGTTGCATTATTGGAGCGCGGTAGTCGCGTAATGAGCGCGATTCATAAGCGTTTGCATTATGCACAGCGTATTGAGTTTTCGCTTCTCGCAAAAATATTTAAAGATTACTTACCACCTGCTTATCCGTATATGGTTGCGAATGGCAATCCAGGCGTAATCCAGCAAGACTTTGATGACAGAATAGACATTCTTCCTGTCAGCGATCCCAACATATTCTCTATGAGCCAGCGCGTGATGTTGTCTCAAGAGATGTTGAGAATGGTTCAGGCTAACCCTGAAATCCATGGTCCGATGGGTATGTACAATGCTTACAAGCGCATGTACGAAGCAATGGGTGTTCAGCAAGTTGATCAGATACTGCCACCTCCACCACCTCCGCCTCAACCACAACCGATGGCTTCTGGTGTTGAGAATGCGAACTTTATGATGATGCAGCCAGCTACACCATTTCCTGATCAAGATCATCAGGCTCATATCCAGACGCATATTACGGCTTACAAGTCTGGGCCTGTTAAGTCTAATCCTCAGCTACAAGCTATGATTCAAGGTCATATTTATGCCCATGTTGATATGATGGCTAGAGCACAAGTTATGCAAGAACCTGAAATTCAGCAAATGCAACAACAGATGCAAGCGATGGGACCACCTCCAGGCGGACCAATGGGAGGACCTCCAGGTATGGGACCACCACCTCCTTCGGGCGGACCCATGGGCGCACCTCCAGGTGGACCTCCAGGAGCGTCTCCTCCGATGGCTCCTCCGCAGGGTGGAGCGCCTATGGGACCCCCACCTCCACCGAATCCGATGCAGCAACAAATGCAGGCTATGATTGAAACGAGGGTTGCTCAAGTAACAGCGCAGATTATGGAACAACTTGCTCCTGAATTTGAGACTGAAGATGATGATCCTTTAGTTGCGCTTCGAAGAGAAGAGCTTGATATCAAGGCTCAAGATGTTGAGCGTAAGGCTAAAGAAGCTCAACAGCGTATGGATATGGATGAAGATCGCATTGATAAAGATTATGAGATGGATCAAGAGCGCATGGATCTTCAAGCCGATATTGCAGACATGAAAAATAAAACTGCACAGGATAGACTTAAACTTCAAGAAGCTATACAAATGGCTAACGTAGCTGAGAAAATGACCAAAAACATATTTGGAAACTAATCATGATTAAAAGAACCACAAGCTTTAAAGAGCCTAAAGTAGACAAAGGCGGATTCACTGTTAAGGATCAAGGCCGTGTTAAGTACGCGTCTATTGAATCTGTTGAGGCATCTGCAACGCCTAAGCCTGGAATGGGAAAAGGTAAGTCTCGAGGTGGCGGTGATGCACAGCGAGGGACTAAGTTCGAAGGTATCTTCTAATGAGCCAAATGCCTTTCACAGGACCTGGTCAAGACCCAATGAGAATGGGATCTAATCAAATCGACGATATGATGAGATTGTTTAGGCGCGACCGTCCGATGAACAATCCTAATCCGCGTAATGGAGAAGATCTTAGCCCTCCCTTTGTAATGGACAACGATCGCAATCAAGAGCCGCTAGGTGGCGGATATGTGGGAGGATTTGGCAACCTTCAAGATCTTATTGGTCGCGTAGGTCAACAAACTGGGCAAATGCAAGGTGGTATGGCACAAACAACGATTCACCGTGCACCACCGCCTCGGCCTAGAGTAATGACTCAAGGCCCTGAAAGTCTGGGGGTGGGTCCGCCACAACCTCCGATGCCAAGCCGAGTGGAGGCTGGTCAAGATCCAATGAGATTAATGTCTGATGACTTAATTAGGCGAACACAACAAGAAATTCCACAAACGACTATACAAAGAGAGCAAGTCGGTTTTTCACCTAGGCTGCAAGATCCTTTAAGCAGTTATAAAACCACATTTGAAGCAAAAATGCCTCGACAAAGAATGCCTCAGCCTAATCAAGGTTACGGTAATCGCTTTCCAGGTATGCAGTTCAGTGGACCTTTCTCTCAGCCAATGATGCCTCAAAACTACGGTATGGGTGGCGGATATCGACAACCACCGTATCCTCAGCCAAGAATGCCTTATCCTCAGCCAAGAATGCCTTATCCCCAACCAATGCCACAGCCTGGTTATGGCGGTGGTTATGGCGGTGGATTCGGCGGAAGAGGACCGGGCGGTGGTTACGGCAATATGTATGCACAACAACCTCAAATGTACGGCGGGGGATATCCGCCACAACCTCCGATGTTTGGTGGTGGCATGCAAGGTGGTTACGGCCAACAGCCTCAATATGGGGGTGGATTTGGCGGCGCTACGACCATGGGACCAGAGTCAGTGCGCGGTTCCCGTTATTATATTCCAGGCTATGGAAGTGGCTACGGTGGCGGTATGGGCGGAATGTACAATCAACCACAAAGACAGCCACAATATCAAAATGCTGGACCAAGTCCGTTTGGTGGTCAAATGAATCAAAGACAGCAGCCTCAACAAATGGCCCAACAAATGGGTGGTGGTTTTCAACAAATGGGCGGCTTTGGCGGCGGAATCATGAGGAGTTTTTACTAATGGCACCACGCAGAGGAAGAGGAAGACCGTCTTCTATAGAGCGAGAAATTGGTGTATCTCCTAGAGGTACGACTAAGGTAGCTTCAAGAAGATCTACACCTGTTAAAACTCCTCGACGAGGAACAATAAAAACAACGAGTAGAAGGATAAGACCTACTAGAGACGAGACTGAAAGTCGAAGATCTACATCAAATGTAGCAATAAAAGAAGAACGAGAGGCTAACACTCGACAAGAAGCAAAAGATAAAGCAAAAAAAATTAAAGAAGCTGCTGCGGCAAAGGAAGCTGCAAGGATTGCAAAAGAAAGAAAAGCTGCAGCAGAAGCAAAAGCCGCTGAAGATAAGCGTATAGCTGACGCTAAAGCTGCGCGTGCTGCTCAAGATAGAAGGGCTGCGGCTCAAGCTGCAAGAGAGTTAAGAGAAGCAAACGAGGCCAAAGCAGCGGCTGAAGCGAAACGCGTTGCAGATGCAAATCGAGAAGTTAAAACAGTAGACTTTACTCCTGATCAACTTGTTGACAAATACAACAACTCTCCTGGCGCTCAAGATTTTAGTCTTAATGCAACGTATGATCCTGCGACGAACACCTTTATTGAAGATATAAGCGCTTTTGGTTTTGAAGGAGATGCGGCTACTAAGACATATACTCCTGAAGAGTTCATGACAAAATTAGGTTACAAAGGAGATGAGTACAATAAACTTAATTTTGTTAGGCCAGAACAGCCACAAGAAGCACCTCCTTTAGAAGAAGCACCTGTTGTTCAAGGCCCTGGGACAACAAGAGTTGTAGATCCAATAGGGTCTGTTGGTAATAACGAAGAACGCAAAGGTAACGAAGATCCTGCACTTTCAAATACTGTAGCTCCCATGTGGGCGGCTCAACCTCCAGAATTTAAGTTTACCGCAGAGCCTGTTCCTAGAATTAATCCCGCATGGAATGGCCTTGAGGAGTGGAAGAAAGAACAAGAAGAACCTACACCTCCTGATATGCCTGGTTCCTCAACGAGCGGCATTTTTGATGTTGATCCAAATATGAGCGAGCTTGATCGGTTAAAAAAACAATATGAAACGATGGATGGAATGCGATTTATTGTTGATCCTGGCCCAGAGCATTGGAAAGGACTTCAAGCACTGGCTAATCAAATTAAAGCATTAGATCCTAGTTTTGAAAGTTCGTGGCTTACATCTACACCTGCACCATCTCCAGATCCAGAAGAAGAGCCCACGCCTCCCGTGATGATTCCAGGCGGAGGAATTGATACTACTTCTGGTCTTGGCGCTAATCCACAAGGATATCAGGACCTTAAAACTGCTCCCGCAGGATTTAATTGGTCTGGAGGTACAGTAAGAATTTCCCCTGAAAGTTTTTATAATCCAACAACAGGTGAAGAATGGACAGCAAATGCTGCTGGATGGGTTCCTCCTCAAGGCTGGGTTAAAGGAAAGAAACCAACAAGTGAACAGCCAAGTCCAGAACCTGATCCAGAACCAACGCCTCCACCACCTACGTTTGTAGATATGGATCCGCTGAAAGGTATGCGTGAGCAGTTTGTTCCACGGAATATTTTGGGCCAGTCTTATGATCCAGAAGTTCGAGAAGACTTTGTTAAGAAAATGCAGTCGGGGGCAAACATATCTCAATATCCGACTTACCAAACGCCAACATCACCGATTCCTCAAACTCAGTTTGGAGGGTACGGACAGCCTATGCCTATGTCGCCACTAGCGCCATATGCTGGATTAGGTGCTCCGCCAATCCCGCCAACTGATGAAGATGAGCCGATTGATGAAGATGCGCGACCAGGAGGTCCTTCACAACCACCTGGAGGGGGCGGAGTGTTTTAATGGATTCAGTCGCACTAGCTTCATACATATTTAAAAAGATTAAAAAGTTTGAAGAAGGCCATGTCGATTATTTAACTGGTGGAAACATCAAGACGATGGAGGATTACAAATTTGTGATGGGTGAATTATCAATGCTTCGCACCCTTCGCGATGAACTGAAAGAAGCGTTGCAAATGGAAGGAGACCCCGATGAGTGAGCTATCATTAGACACTCTCGCTAAATCGTCACTAGATGACGCGTATGTGAGTAGTACCGAACGTGTGTTAAATCCAGAACTTCTAGATAAGACACTGCTTGAAAGAATGCCAAATCCTGCTGGGTGGAGGCTTCTTGTTTTACCTTACAAAGGCAAAGGCGTAACAGATGGAGGTATCGTTTTAACTAAACAGACCTTAGACAAGGAAGGTTTAGCTACTGTTGTTGCTTATGTTTTAAAAATGGGTCCATTGGCTTACCAAGATCACGACAAGTTTGGCGGAATTCCTTGGTGCGAACAAGGTCAATGGGTGTTAATAGGTCGCTATGCTGGAGCTAGATTCTCTTTAGAAGATGACTCCGAAGTACGAATTATTAATGATGATGAAGTTATTGGGACCATTATGGATCCTGATGATATTAAGTCAGCTTGAGGTGAAACATGTCAGAACAAACATTAAGTGAAGCTTTGTCTGAAATTGATATGGATTTAAATATCAGTGAAGAAGACATAGAACAAGCAGCAGTACCAAAAAAATACAGACATAGCCAATCAGATGAGCCTCAAGATGAATCTACTTATGTAGAGCTGTCTGAGGATGAAGTCGAAGAAATCTCTCCTATTACAGATGATGTAGTAGATGATTTTGAAGAAAACGATTCTGAAGAAGCTGAAGAGTCTGAAGCAGAACGCACAACAAGAAGCGCTCAAGACCGAATTAATAAAGCGGTCAAACAAGCCAGAGAGTATCAACGTCGAGAGTTGCAAGCGATTCAATACGCAAAGCAATTGCAAGATGAAAATAAAAAGCTTTCTGGCCAATATAGAGAAACTAGTGTTAATTCAGCCGCTCAAAATCTTCAGATGCAAGAAACGTATTCTAGAGAATTTGAAAGCAGAGTTAATGTTCAGGCAGATGTTGCTAAAAAGAACCTTCAAAAAGCCTATGAATCTGGTGATCCAGAAGCTATGGCAGAAGCGCAACAACTTATTGCTAGAACCGAATCTGATAGAGCTTCTTTATCTCAATATAAAAGAGAACTTGAGAAGTATAAGCAAGATTATCAAAAATGGGCGGAATCTCATCAAAATTATCAGCCAGAATATCAGATACCAGATGACTATGTTCCTCAACAAGAACCCGAATACGCTGAGCCTTCAACAAGAGCCCAATCTTGGGCTTCTAAAAACGAATGGTTTGGTGCTGATAAGGTTATGACAAACGTAGCTTTTGCTATACATACCGAGCTTGCAGAGACTGGAGTTGACTTAGAATCTGATGAGTACTATTCTGAAATTGATCGTAGACTGAGGGAAGAGCTGCCCCTTAAATTCGAACATGAACTATCCGCAGGAAACACAAAACCCGTCCAAAGAGTGGTTTCCGGTACGCGCATAACAGGAAATGGACGCAATCAAAACGACCGTAGGATTGAATTATCACCGAGTGAACAGCAACTTGCTAAAAAACTTGGTGTGCCATTCAAGGAATACGCTAAACAAAAAATGAGGTTACAGCAATCATGAATGAAGAGACAAAAGGAAAAGGATCTGTTGGTTCTAATAGAACTTCAAGAGAATCCTCTGGCAGAGATTCCCTAAAAGCTCGTCAACCATGGAAGCCACCTCAAATCCTAGAAACTCCCGAGGCTCCCCCTGGAATGAAGTATAGATGGCTGAGAACTCACATTCGAGGAGAGGCAGATAGGACTAATGTCCACATGAAAATGCGAGAAGGCTACGAAGTAGTCAATCCATCTGAAGTTGCAGGCTATGATTTGCCTACAATTGAGGAAGGAACGCATGCTGGGACTGTAGGGGTTGGTGGATTAATGCTTGCAAAAATCCCAATTGAAACGGCAGAAGAAAGGAATGCTTACTTTCAAAGTAAAACTGAAAACCAAATGAATGCGGTTGACAATGATCTTATGAAAGATGAACATCCTTCAATGCCTATCTCTAATGAGAGAAGAAGCAAGGTTACTTTTGGCGGCTCTAAAAAATAGAGCTATTTTGATCGTGTTTAAGGAGAACTAAAATGGCGAATAATGACGCCCCTTTTGGACTCCGTTATGTTCGTAACATTCAGGGGAACTACAATTCTTCTGGTCAGTCTCGTTATAGAATAACGACTGCTGATGCGACTAACACTACCAATATCTATGCGGGTGACATTGTTACCCAAAATACTGCTGGTATTGTTACTCGAATTGCTCGAGCAGATGGCGGGTCCGCAACTTCCGACATTATTGTCGGTGTATTTAATGGATGTTTCTACACAGATCCTACCACTAGCACTCCAACTTGGAGTAACTATTGGCCAGGTAATGCAGCGACTGATGCAATTGCTTTTATTTTCGACCATCCTATGGATGTTTTTGAAATTCAAGCAGATGCAGCTTTCCCAATTGCAGATCTGCTAGGCAACTTCGACATTGTTGACAACACTGGTACTGGTAGTACAGCTTCAGGTCTTTCTTATGTAGAGCTTGACGTTACTACTGGCGCTACAACAGCAACGTTGCCATTAAAAGCCCTGGATATTTCTGGTGACCCAGATAATTCAGATGTAAGTTCAGCCAATACTAACGTGCTTGTTACTATTCAGAATCATCTGTTTGGTCAGAAGCAAGTTGGTCTAGCTTAAGGAGTTAATATATGGCTATTTCAAGAGCCCAATTAGCCAAAGAGCTAGAGCCTGGCCTCAACGCTTTATTTGGCATGGAGTATGCTCGTTATGACAATGAGCATGCAGAAATTTACGAAACAGAGTCTTCTGATCGAGCATTCGAAGAAGAAGTTCTTATCGTAGGTTTTGGTGATGCAAAAGTTAAGACTGAAGGACAAGGCGTATCTTTTGATAACGC